GATTCTAAAACCACCAGCATTAAGGGCATCGCCCATAGTCTTGTTGGTTAAAGTTTGAACAGCATTGGCAATGACTACCGTACCTGTGGTATTAGGCAGGGTAATTGTGTTGTCTTGGGTTGGGTCGACTACAGTCAGGGTTGTTTCGTGAGCATCTGCAGTAGCACCTTCAAAGACAATGCTTGCATCAACGCCTGCACCAGTAATTGTAGGGTTATTAATAATTGGAGCAGTAAGAGTCTTGTTGGTTAAAGTTTGTGTCTTAAGTGTACCTACTACGACACCTTCACCAGCAGCAATGCCGTGCATATTGTGAGCATTACCACTGCCATCATTGTAAGAAGCATCAGCCTCAATATGTAGATTGGCGTCGCGTAGGTCACGACCAATCATCATATGTCTTACGACAGCACCCGCTGAGTGAGCCTGTGCAGTTGAACCATCTATTGCACGAGTGATTGTGAATGTGTTAGTAGATACCGCCGTCGCATCTACAATTTCTTCAAGTGCTGTATCTGGGTCTAGGATTAACGTAAAAGTTCTTCCCGCTGGAATCGTAACACCACCAAGTAGAGTTGTTCCAGAGACAACCGTAATTGAGGTAGCGCCAGCGGTAATGGCACCTGTCAGTGTAGACTGCTGTGAGCGAGAGGAGTATTGGCGAGTTGTCATTCAGGTTCCTATCGGTTGAATCGAATGCGGGGAGGGTACTGACCTTGGAAGGCAGAAATTTCTTCTCTTAGTCTCTGTGTGTACAGAGCAAAGATTTGTCTTGTTGCGTTGTTTGCTGAACCAAATGGACGCTTAGCATCAATCTCGTCAGCCTGTGGGCTAATCTGAGATGCACGAGCAGGGTCAAGGTAAGCAAGCAATCTGTATGCAGCACCAAGAATTACTACATCTCGTGCTGACTCAGGATAACCAGTCTGAGTTGTGAATGTCTCATCGTTAGATGTAAAGGCTGTAGGCTGAGTCACATACATAATCTTAACAGTACGACCAGGAGTAATAGGTTCTCTAATGGTAATTGTCTGGCTGTTTGCGCCCCAGGTTGCGGTCTCGGCTAGCGGGTCAAAGTCATAACGGCTGACTCGAATCCACTCTTGGGAAGGACCAGTGTCCTGCCACATAACAGTCAAGATAGATTCGATATTTAAGTCACTTAAGTCATAAGTTGTTTGAGCAGCATTGAAGGTAAATGTGGTCTGCTTCACAACCATCAACTGAGTTCCGATTGCTCGGATAGTATCGTTGATAGCCTTCTTAATAACGTAACGCGGGAATATTGGAGAGATGGTTACTTTAGTATCTACCGCTGCAGTTGAGGCTGTGGTGCCTAGGTAGCCACGTCCATATGGGGCAATGGTCGCTGTGTTAGCCACACGGTCAAAGGAATCAATCCACATCAATTCCTCGCCTACCTCAATAACGCCCTTACCGACTGAATCGGTAGAACCTAGGCTTAGGATGGTTGGCGAAGAACTAGGAGAAGTCAATGTGGTCACTGCTGCTGTCAGATACGTAGAGCGGTCCTGTTGGTATGTGTAACCTGAGAGGTTAATTAAAACCTCATCAATCATTTGGTTAAGAGTTGTCACAGGTCTATACTCCTTAAGGCATCAACTGGTGAAAGGTCTGTAGTTCCAGCAAGTTCATTACATACAGCACCCAACCCTTTGTATTCTTTTGGTTGGCGAGTTGGGTCTGCTTCTAGATTAAGGGCACCAAGAAGTCCAAGACCTGAAGTGCCTGAGTATTCGTTGGCAGCACCGACAGGTGCAAGATACGCGGTCAATACTGGATATGTTCCGCCGTTAGCCAAGCGGTTAAGTTCGCTTGTAAATGTACTACCTGCTGTGCCTGTTGCCATTACTTGCCTTTCTTCTTGGCTACCGCTGCGTTGTCTACCAAGTTAGGGTAAGGACGTCCTGCTGCCTTAGCCCTTTTCTTTGCTGCTGCCTTTTGGGCAGGAGTAAGTTTCTTAGATGTTTTGTTTGGGTTCTTTGTATCCCAAAATGCTTTACTTTTTTTAGCCATTTTAATAAGTGTTGTAGACGGGATTTACTTCTTTTGTCTGCTTGATGCCTCTGTACTTCTGAGCCATCTTGCTTAACTTAGGCTTAGGCTTAGGGAAAATTGGTTGAATTTTCATATTTGGTTTGCCTGGATTTACAGGGTCTGGAATTGGGTTTCCAAACTTAGATGCTGGTGATGCCATTTTATTCTCCTACCACTTAACTTTATCAGCCCAATAGGCTGCGGACATTTTGCCCTTTGCTATATTTTTCTTGTGACGTGCCTTGAAAGATTTCTGTCGGGTAGTAGGTTGCTTGTCCCCAGTAACACCCTGTTGTCCAAAACGGATTGTCTTTACTTGGCTTCCTTCTTTAGCCACAACGACGTGTGACTTGGTCGGATGATTAGGGGTACGCTTAGGCTTGTTGAAACCAGATACGCCTGCTCTCTTAAGCCTTGGGTCTCTCTTGCTTTCCATATTCCCCATACTTTCCTAGTACTGCTTGCACTCTGCCGTCTTTGCGAAGACGCACCACATATCCATCTTTAATCTGGACTGGGTTAAACCCGTGATGCGCCTTCCCTTTTCCTGATGACACTATTTCCACCAAGGATATTTTTGCTTCATAATCTTGTCGAATGTTGCACCCTGATTGCCCTGAGTCACTAGACCTGGGTTAGGGTTGGCAAGATTTCCGATGCGAGTCTTTCCGCCCTTAGGCTTTGACTCTTCCATTCTTTTCTTCTTGGCTGGCATTATTTCTTCTTGCCCATTTTCTTCATTGCGGCTTTCTTTACTGCTGCCTTCTTAGCCATTTTCTTTTCTGCCATCTTCGCCATCTTCTTACCCTTGGCTGTGTATGGGAATTTCTTGTCGCCTACCATTGGCATATTACGCTCCTAGTTCTTTCATTACCGCTGCTGTTTTTTTATTGATGTGTTTTGCTGGAGGCATTTTGCCTGCGTCATACGCAGTACCTAATGTCTCACTTGCCTTAACCGCCTCCTGAATCTTCTTCATAGAAGTTCCAGCGGGTTGAATGCCTTGGGCTCTAGCCTCTTTGTAAGCATCCAATTCTTTATTAAATGCCTTGTTAGGCATTACCTTCTTGCTATTTGCGTCCCCAGTATTCATCTGAAGAGTCAATGCTTTGCAACCAAAGCAATCCTCTACAGGCTCGGGATGATGTTCCCAGTGCTTCATAATTGAGTAAAGTTACTTTCTGTTACACCCACTCCACCTGCAATTAATGCAGCCTTTGTGGCATCATCAACTACGTATCTATATCCACCGCGATACACCTGAGGATAATCAGGAAGTACCTCGTCTAATGGATAACGTATTTGCTGATACGTCCCTGTGTTTGGGTTCATTACGATTGTTATTCCTCGTGTCAGTTTGTAGAACTGAAACAACCGCTGAACTCCTGTAAAACCTTCATCCACTGTTGGTGGAAGAAATTGCCATTCAGCCATAAGTCCTCCTAATGAACTCACCCCGAAGGGTAGGTTTCAAGGCCTACCCTGCAGAGTCAATCAACTAAAGAGCAGCGACTGAGGAACCAGATGTGATGCGGTATAGAGCCTCATCACGGTATACAGCGAAGCCAAGTACGCCGTACCAGCCCATTGGGCGGAAGCGCATCAACTTATCTGTTACGTTACCGATGACTACGTGTGGCTCTTCAGCAACGGCTTCTGCCATAGCCTGAGCACCGCAGACGATTGTGTTGAATACGCGAGTTACTGGAGTTACAGTTACAGTTGTTGTAGCGGTAACAGCAGCGGTGTTCGCTGTGTCAACAGTGATTGTGGTTGTTGAACCAGATGTTGAGATTGCAGCAATCTTTGCACCTGAAGCGATACCTGTTCCAGCAATCTTGTCGCCAACTTCTGCACGAGAAGCAATGACGGAAGAAGAAGCAACACCGAAGGTGAAGCCTGCTGAAGTACCTGCAACGGTTACAGCGGTTGTTGCCAATGCTGTCTGGTCTGCACCAGTCTTAGCATTGTATAGACGTGGGGACTCAACGAAGAATGCACCT